AGCAAAGCATAAAACATAGTGTCTTCTTCTGTCAACAAATTTCTATCATGACTATGATAAATTTCTACATCAAAGCCCTTGTCTAAGTGTCTGATTATAATAGCAGAATCACCATTATTTAATTTTATTTGATTTTGTGACATGTTACCTTCTCCATAAAATGTTCTGCGTCTACTATTGCTAGTGGTTTTTGTCTGTTCATTTTTATAATGAGAAGTGGCTCACCTGAGTTACCATGACCAACTGCCTGCTCATAATAATTATATATGGTGGTCATTCTCTCTGTATTTTTACACTCTATGTTATAAGGGAATTGTTTGTACGCAACTGTAGATAATTGGACATCGGCTCCATTAACTCCCATAGGAGTGGATTTGATGTCCAATTCAGTAACACTTTTGAGTAACTTAAGAAGTTTTTCCGCTACCCATGTCTGAAGCTTTCTTCCCTTTGCTTTCGCTGACCTCGGTGACATCCTTTTCTTCTTCGATACGGATTTCTGTGATACTGCTTGCTGGGATAGTGACTTTCTGACCTTCCGTCTCGAGGGTCGGAAAAGCGATTTCGTTGTTGAGTTCTTCGATAAAGGCATCTGCTCTCTCTTTACTTATCTTAAATATTTTTGCAACAGGAGAGCCATCAGTGCCTCTATACTGAATCGTCATGGTTACGCCACTCATCGGTGATGTATGTGTACCAAACCCATTTTGGGTTTCGTCCTTTGCTTGGTAACTGTCGCTTGAACTCGAGGTTTTCCCAGCATCTTGTCTTGTAGGGACAATAACTGCACTCAATCCCCAAGGTCCTATTACCTGTAGATTTCTTATAAAAGACTTCCTCGACATCGGTGAAACACCTTCGAAAAGCCTCTCGCTTAGATATTGATTTATAAGTGTGTCGTATCTTATCATATACATCCTCTCTTTCTTGTTTAGTATTTTTTGCTTCTGCAATAGTTATTTCCCCAGTTGACTTGTTGAGTGCAATCCAACCTTTAAATGGTTTGTCACTAGCCATGCCATATCCATGTCCTTGTGTTACATAACCAAAAGCATCGGACTCTTTTATTCTTTCATAAGCATCATCAGGCTTAAATTTATTTTCAAAAGCAAATGGGGATGCAGTTTTTATATCGTAGATGCCATCGTCTAATTCAATATCAAATTCGCCTTCTATTGAACTTTTTTCATTTATTGGTAATTTTACTTTACCATGTTTATCTTTTATTTCTATTCCTGATGCTTGTATCACTGCAATCATCAAAGCCTCTAATACATCGCCCATAGCCATTCGCATTTTAAAATCATAGCTAGGTGTTTCTTCTTGTGCTCCTAATGCTTGCATCTGTAACTGACAAAGTGGTTTACCCACATTACTCATTCGTAACCGAAAGTCATTTCTTTTTTCGTTGAATTGTTTGTTTAGTGCTTGTTTACAGTTCTCTGCAAATTCGTTAATAATGTGAGGAGACATTTCTGTCTCCCCACGAGCCGCTCTTGAAAGGAACGAAACTATAGCGGCTTGTTTTGTATTCATCCTGTTAATGACTCGGGCAAATCATCATTCAGAACATCGTCCGAGGTCACAATGACTGCATCTTGGTCTACCATCTTACCTTGCTTTCGCAAACTATTATCGTATTCCTTCATCACTGCACTATTCTCGGCATTTATGTAGTCCATGAAGTAAGCTAAAGTGTCTTGGTCTTCAGGAGTAAAGTCGACGAGTTGAGGGCTAGTGCCGAACTTACCTACATAATATACTAATCCCCCATTCTTCTTCTTTTCCAAAGAAGCATGGAGTTTGTAAAAGATAAAAGGCTTCTTCTGTGCAGTTAAAGCGTCCATAGGAACAGATATGGGCATAAAATTACTACCCCTTGCTCTCCAAAGGATAGGAACATTTACTGCGTCTTCTACCTTTGCACCCTTTTCATCGACTGCGTCGAGAAAAGTAGCTTTGCCAAACAACATACGAAAGCACTTAATATTCTTTTGTTGCATTGCTTTGTCTGTTGATAGGCTTTCCCTTTGACTAGCAGGAACTGAACCACATCTAAAAGTACCTAACATATCAGGTATCTCAGTTTGTGGATACAAGTTCTTTGCCATCACAGATTTGTTGACCATCTCATTCACTTCAGCATCATAGTGAAGATACTGATATCTTTGAACAAAGACTTGAAAGTCAATCTCTTTTGCATACACTGTTTTATCAGGTAGCGACACAGACCAAGAACCTGCAGGTAGTGAATTACCTGAGTCATCTTCATGGTCTCTGTTTATTTTTAGATAGAACATATTAGTGGCAGAACCTGATGGCTCTTCCTGTCCTATTAGTTTAGCTATGTCTTCAAAATTTGTATTTGAATTTACAACTGGTAATGTTTCCATATTTTACACTCCTTGTTGATATTGGAAATCAATTTATATTACATTCAGCATAGTTAGTCAAGCGATATTCTTTCATATTTAACCAATCTTTGCCTATTTCTAAATCTACAGCCAAAGGAACTTTCCAAGTTACATTGTAAAGCTCCTCAAACTGCTTATCTACTTTAGTCATAGCATCATATGTCATACGTGCTACCATTTCTTCTTCGCCAGGATAAACATCTAAGACTATCGAGTCATGGACTGTATTAATAATTTTAGACGCAACTCTTTTATTGACCATTTCATTTTGCAAATGAATAAGTGCCAATGGCACCACGCAACCACCTGCAAGACCTTGGACAGGATAATTCTTAATGGAGGGTGCTCCTGATGCATTTCCGTTGGCAAGCCTCCTAGTATCCGGGAAAGCAAACTGCTGACCAGTATACAAAGTAACAACACCATTTGATATAGCTTCAGTTTGTAACGTTTCATGCCATTTTCCTAGCTTTGGGTACTTATCAACAAAAGCCTTATAGTATTCGGTCTCATTTGGAGTACCAGTAGTACCCCCATATAAGGGCTTAAACGTATGTGCCTTTGCTTCAGTACGTTCTTCTTTAGTAACTTCTTCTTCAGGCTTATTGAATATGATTGAAGCCGTATATTTGTGAACATCACTTCCTTTCATGATGTCCTCAATCATAGTTTCATCGCCACATAGTTGAGCAGCTATACGAAACTCTAACTGACTATAGTCAGCTTGTAGTATCGACCCATTATCAAACCTAGATACAACAACTGCCCTAACTGGGAATGTTGAACCTCGTGGTTGATTTTGAAAGTTAGGGTCTGATGAAGACAACCTAGTAGTCCTAGTGACACACTGATTAAACTTCGGATGCAATAAACCATTACTTCTTGTGTTACGAGATATACCACCAACAAAACTAGATAAGTAAACATCTACTGCATTTAATCGTATGGTAGACTTAAGAAACTCTTGTGCTTTTAAGTTACCATTATGTTTAGCAATAGTTAATAGTCTAACTAGTGTAGTTTTGTCAGTAGCAAATCCATTAGCAGACACATCTCCAATATCTCTCGGATTCATTGTCAGTCCGCCAATTTTAGGAAGAGGTATATAAATAAACCCTGCACCAAAACATGCAGGACACTTAGTAGCTTTCTTCCATCTTTGTCCGTCCTTCTTTGTTTTGAAGAACTCGCCTTTGCCATGACACTTGTGACAATGTTGTGCTTTTGTTCTGTGAACACGAGTGGTCATAGCTTTCACCATTGATGCAAATTGTGGAAGACTCAGTCTAGGTCTCAATAAAGGTTTGCCCTTTTCATTAAGACCTATGTTGAAAGCCTCTGCCCACTTCTTCTTATCAATGACTTTACGTGAGTAAATCAGCTGACTTACTTGCTCAGGAGATGCAAAATTTACATTTGTATCTCCCATAACTTCACGACATATTTCTTCCATCTTAGCTTTTAATTCTCTCTGCTCTTTCTCATAGTCAATTCGCACTTTGTCCAAGGTTGGGAAGTCAATCTTGATTCCATTACGTTCAATGACTGTGAGTATAGGAAGAAAGTCATTCATCAACTTCAAATGCTTTCGCATCGGTGAGTTGTGTGAATTTCTAAATATATCTTGTTGTGAAAGATGTAATTGTTTTGTGGATTCTATATCAGCTAAACCATATTCTTGAACTACGTCCATAGGCATAGCATCGAAACCAATACCATCTTTTAGATAATTGTGAGTCAGGTCAGACTTCTTCAATGCGACTTTTCTACGCACACAAGAGTCATACAAACTCAACCCCCACTTCTGACCTCGCATCAATATATATTCACCAATCATAGTGTCATATACTTTGCCATCATAAGTGAAGCCACTTTCCCAAAGCCACATCAAGTCAAACTTAATATTGTGACCAACAAGTAAAGTGGTTTTATCTAGTACATCTTGTACTAAATTAAATGCTTCGCCCACAGCCATCTCAGTTGACATCTCGTCCATGTCTTTGTGATAAAACCAATGTAGCTGTGGCAGTTCATTACCATGTGCATACTGAACTGTTACTAATTTATTGTTTGCATTAAATGGTGAAGGGTCTGTTCTCCTATTCTCATCCACCACAAATGTAGTTTCTACGTCTAAATACGTTGTTGTCATGCTGTGTACCTACTCAAATCTGTGTCCAAGTTGCAAATGATTTTGCCATGGAAGCCCGTTAATTTATTCTTTGATATAGTTAAGTATCGTTTCTTATCTGTGTTGTCAGTAATATCTGATTTACCGATGCCAATTATTAAGTCAGCTTCAGCAGCTTTACCAGTCTTACTGTTCTCCATCATAGCATAAGTGACGTTTGTTTTGCCCTCAGCATCAGCACTAGCTTGGCTAATACCAATACCAAACAGATTATGTCTCTTACATATCTCACGATACTTTGTGTAGATACTTCTTAGCTTTTCATCTGTTCTTGCAAAAGTGCCCATTACATCTAACTTATCTAACTGGTCGACAATCAACACGTCAGGCTTTTTGTTCTCACAATATTTATTTAGCCATTCTATTGATGCATCAACATTGTCAATCATAGTTATGTTGTGAGCAATCTCTGTGAACTTCTCTTTTGCTTGTGAACGATTCTTATATATATCTTCTTCACTGTATCCAGTGTATGCACTAACTGCACGAAGCATAGTTCTACGTGCAGGTTCTTCGTTAGTTATAATGTGAACGTCTGCCCCTTGTGAACAAAAGCCGTTTGGCGATGCCACAAGTGAAACGTAGAAAGCAGTCTTACCAATCTCAGGTCGAGCAAAAGAAATCATGAACTCTCCTGCTTTACCCCCTCTGACTACTTTACTAAGACTGGGCACATTGAACTCCCAACAGTTTTCATTTTGTGAATACTCTAGAAGTGAATCAAGGTCAGTTGTAATAGGTGTTACATCATCTTCAGGCACAAAGCCTTGCTCTGATTTATCTATGAGTGCCCTCACATCGTGAATCTTCTCAGGTGAGCCTTCCATAATGGCTAGACCCATATCTGCGATATTTCGTCCTATTTCCTGTTGCCACATCTTTTCTAATACATCTGTAGCTACGTCAGTTCCTATTGATGGCAGATGTTCAATATCAGACAACACCTCAGCAACTGCTTCTCGTTTTGCACGAGTGGCAGTTGGGTTGCTGACTCTGTATATCTCCCTAATTTCTTGTGAAGATAAGTCCCTTTCGTAACTCTCGTGTCCGTTAACAATGGTGTCATACAAGTCTGTCAACTCGTTTGGAAACATTGAACGCATGACACGAGTTTTGTTTGCATCAAAAAACTCTTTGTGCATCAGGAGTTTGATTAATTGCTGTTCCATACTAATCTTTTAATCTCCTCTTTGTTAAAATATTTTAAATCATCCTTTAGTCTTACTACATTACATGATACAAAGTACGCTAAATACTTATGTATGTCAAGCGACTTGCGAGTAGCATCAGCGTCCAAGCATATGTATACATGTTTATACTTTCGTAGTGATGTGAGGTCGGCATCTTTTAAGTTAGTGCCTAAAAGTGCCACACCAGTGGACACTTGTGAAACTGCACAAGCACTTGCTGCATCTTCTACAAGTATAGCAGTGTCGTGGTCACCACAAGTGAATAGCTTTGATGAGTTACCATATCTGTACCATTTAGGTAAAACTCTGTTACTGAAACTTCTGCCTATGGCATCATAAACTTGTGAATCGTCCTGGACTATAAACACAGTTCGATTTTGTTTTGGGTCATACATAATTTTTGCAAGTCTGTCATGCAAAGCGTGCAGACAGTTATTGCGTTCTAAATATTGCATAGATTGTGAATGATTGTGAACTGGCACGAAATGCTCAGCCAGATGATAGATATAATGATAGTTTTGCGAACTCACCAAACTTCTGATATCATCTTTGGTTCTAGTCACACCTTTAGCACCTTTGATGCGACAAGACGCTTTATAACAATTCCAAAGAAGTTTGCCATGCTCTTTTGTAATCGTAAATGTATTTCTGCCCCCACACTCAGGACAGTTGAGTCTGCTAGACGTATTGTCTAACGGCTCATGTTGTTTTATAAAATCTTGAATACTCATTTGTGTTCCTCTCTAGGTGTTCCCCTCGGCAAGTTTCTCGCTTTTATCATAAGTTTTAAATTTCGTCAACCCCCCAAAATAAAAAACCCCCTACCGATAAAAACCGATAGGGGGCAGGGGAGAAAAGTATTAGTATTCCCAGTAACCTGAGTCATAAGATGAACCTAGTCCATAGGAGTTAAGTTCAGCTCTCTTAGTTGATTCTTTCTCAGTCTCAACAATCAACTCAGCTATTTGTTGAATAGTTAAATTGTCTTGTACAATACTGTATTTGACAAAGTCTGCTTTCTGTTTGTCGCTCATATGTTTAGGCAAACCATCTTCGGGGTCGTAGCCATAGAACTTATCATCAAGCAGATGATTACACTTGTCCATTGTAGACTGGTTTATTCGCTCCGAAGACGAGAAAGAGCCCCTTGTTGAAACCATAGACCTCGTACTCTTGTTCGAGGAATGTGTTTTGAAAAACGAGCCTTGCCTCGACCCGTAGTAACCCGAACGACGAAAGGGGGACACCTCCTCTTTGGGGTCTCTGACAACTGGTAAATCGTCCCACGTTATCTTCAACAAGGCAGGCATCAAAACATCTTTGAACCATATCAAGTCAAAGTGCTCACGACTTGTATGCTGATTCTTGTAACTGACAGAGACATTGGTACACTCAGGTATCAGCTTAGTGTAGTTTGCCGAGTCAGTAAATGAGCCACCAGTGTTGGGAGCCATTTGTTGTTTAGGTGGTAACAAAGGATTTAGTTTTGCAGCTAGACCATTTGCAAAATCATCTGAACAACAACGACCACCAGCTTGCTGTGTAATGATATGCCCGTATTCATATCTGTCGAAAGCGATACAATAGTTCATACCTTTGACAATCTCAGGTGTTTGCTCAGATATGTGGCTAGAGCCAATACCACCACACTCTTCACCAGTATGAAATACATACAAACCAGGTGTGCCATTCATGATTAGTCTACACATGATGTAGCAACCGAGTTTGTCATCTGCACCGAGTACACTTGATACTGGTTTGACTGATGTCCTGGTATTAACAGATACATCTGTTTGAACCCAATCGTCAAAGTCATTATCTGAGCCATAGACTATTTTGGTTTTGCCTTTACCCATTAGAATATAGTTTTGAAACTTAAAACCTTTTTCTTCGGTCAAGTCAGCAATTTCATTCTTAGTCATGACTATATCTTTATGTACATACTCATGTACGTCTGTATCATACGAGGCATAAACATAGCCCTCATCAGTGATACGTAAGTCAGTCTTGTCTACTGGCACTCTGCTTTGCACAGTGTCCATGTGCGAACTAAACATGACTTTAGATTTTTTGTAGTCTCCCACTTTTACAATAAGGTTACCTTTGACATCAAGGTGTGCATTCCAGTCTAGTTTGTAACCTCGTTTTTTCTTAGTGCCTTTGGCAAGTGCTTCGAGTATGATATCACTTATCAGTTTCTCTTTGCCATGAGGCGATACTGTTGTTAGTAAATCATAGAGCAGATTATCCATCTGTTTACCACGAGTTACTTTGGTCATTGTTGCGACCTCGGGGTCTTGAAGCTTTTTGCTCCAATCGTAATTGTATAAAGACATTATACATTCTCCTTCTTTGGTTGGTTAATTATTGTTACGCCTTCAACAGTTTGAGCATGAGAAAGAACTCGTGTCTTACTGCTTTTGTCCAAGTCCATGAAATCAAAATATTGATTCGTAAACGAGAACTCTACTGCTTCACTTGAGTGTCCGTTAGAGTTGTCTATTTTGACAAACTTGCTCTTGTTCTCAAGTATAGCTTTTGTCATACCATTGTCTCTGTAAATACTTAGACGTTTATGTTCGCCAGGTATTTCAAGAAACATCATGCCAATACCACCAGTTGGTAGCACCTGGGCATACTTGGATGACCTTTTTGTGTAAGCATGGGGGTAGCAAACTTGATGCTGTTGTCTACCACTACTACTTACAATTTTTTTACCAGTTATAGGATGTGTTATACCATGATAATGTAGAACATCAGTACTACTAAATCCCCAGCCTTGCTGAACTGCCCATACACTTCGCATGATGGGAACTTCTACATCAGCCCATGGATGCCAGTAAACAAACACACCCTCACAAGATTCAAGAGCTGCGTTAAAGTTACTGAATACTGTTGGTTCATAAAGACATGATATATTTTCTTTATGGTCAAGAGCATATGGTCGCCACTCACAGTTATCACTGGTCTGCCACCTCATGTAATCGGCTTCTGATGCACAATCAGAGGAACAGAATACTGCACCATCAGGTGCTCGTATTGGGCAATCATCATCGTAAATATCGTTATCACAATAACCACAACTTCTTTGATTACCATACTCATACACGTGACCACCATTAGTAGTTGCTATGTTGGGACAAACCCAGCCACTACCATTTGGTTTTTTAGTAGAAGGAGTAAGCAAACACTTGTTGACTCCATCTTTTACTCGTATCCACATATATGATGCAGGCACAAAGTCAAAGTATGGAACGGGGCAAGAGTCTTTGCCATTATACTTACTGAGTGGTATATCAAACTCTATGTCTTCGGCAGTGCGAAGTTGACGAAGCAAAGAATTTTCCACAGCACATCCAACTCCCAGGTTTTTTAACTCTTGTTCAAGTTTACGTCTGTAAAGGTCACGACTTGAGTATATTCTTGTGTAATACCATTTTTTGTCAGTGCTATTGAAGTAAGCAATGGTACGAGCAAGAACTGTATCACCACGTTTAACGCAGAAGCCTTTAGTTGTAGGACAATAATGATACCAGTCAACTGGTTCATGAGGTTTAGTAACATAGAACCCGTGAGTGCTATCCATGCAAGAACCAGGAGTGTCTGTACTATTCTTGGTATACATATCTCGCATATCTTGCAAAGTCTTAGTCTCATGAAAAGACATAGGTTTGTATGTGTCTATTATCTTCTGTGCAAGATTGTCAATAGTCTTAGCTTCAATGTGCAAGTTATCAATAAACACATACCTAGCTAATATACGAGTCAAAGACATCACACGTCTACTATTCAAACGTCTGCGACCTCGTGCAAAAGGCAACCATGACTGTTTCCTATGTTCACACTTCAAGTCCCTCTCAAGTTGATTAGCAAAGCCAATCGTATGCTTGGGAGTCCAAGGATTCTCACTAGCCATATTTGTTTGGCTTATGTTACCTGAGTTATACCTAGTTTGTGGAATTGGATAAGACAATGCCAAGTTTACAAAAGCAAGACAGTTTAATGAGTTCTCATCTTTTGAGTACCTTTTGTTTTCATTGTGTGCCCACATAACAGGATGTGTAATCTTAATATCCACAGCACTCCATACACTGAGACCATGTAATGTTCGCCAGGCATTTTCGATTTCTTTTACAAAATCTTGTGTAGGTTTTGCAAGAATACGAAGCTTACGAGCAGCAGATACAACAAGAGGATGAACATCCATAGACACTCTTGAAAAGTGATTTTTAGATACACCATTGTTAAAAGCAAACTTAAGAATGTATCTATTCATGTCATGTGCCACTTCATTCATATACTTAGGACTTGATATGAATGTCCCATTCCTGGTGTGATTTCTAAGTAAATGAGGCATCATTCACCTCCTTCATAAATGTTAACACCAACAGTGCCACGTACAGCTGACATTGTATTCTCATGCACACTGCTCAAGGCACACCACTTAGTCTTGTCAATCATTAAGTTCTTAGTGAGTTTTAAGATTAACCTATCTTCAGATACAGGATAAGCTGAGCGAGATGAGGTTTCACCAAGCACAAGATAAATGTGAGGATAATCATTTTCATCAAAGTCGCTTTTGAATGACACAGCAGTGCAAGCATTAGTGATTGATAACAAAGGAACAACCTCTGGCACTTTCTGCAGAGACACAGTGAAATTGTAATAACCTACAATTTCAACCTCGTTATTCATACGTGGGCTTGTGTCTGGCGTTGCAGTGAATGTCATTGGCGTTGCCGTGATGTTTGACTTGGCATTTTTGTCAAACTTCAGTGAATACATAACTTGATTCAATTTATCTAAATGGGCATACATAAAGCCCTCAGAGTTGGCAGTTGACTTGTATTTAAATACATGACCAACTGGTACATCTCTACGTGGGAGTGTTCTACCCAGTGTGACAGGAGTCACATCTATACTACAACCATGAAACATAACGATTCCTTTCTATTGATTTTGTTTCTGTGAATTTTCTGTTGAAATCTGCATCTTTGATACGTTGAAGAGCAAAAGAGGTATAGATTAATCCAGCCTCTTGTCTCTCGCTTGGAGCATAATTAGCAACAGGATACCACTCTTTGGCTAGGTTATTGATTACATAAATTTGATGTTTACTCATGTTATCAACATCTTCACCAGTGGCTAGTCTGAGTTCATACTTGTGGCAACTGAGAATCAAGTCTTTAGTAACTCGATAAAATCCGTCAGCGTGTGCAAGAGTATGAACAACATACTTTCTGTTGGGCGAGTCGTAACCAAGGACTTTACCCAAGAACTTTATGCAGTCGCTACGAGTTCTGTAGTCGACTACAACAATGTCTTCATCTTGAAATGCTCTAGGCATTGTTTTCCCCTTTCTGTTATTTTTGATTTTATTAATTATACGAAATTGCACTTTGTTGTGCAAACGAGTGTGACTTAGATGTCCTCGTTATACTGGTTTTTCCAGGCTTGTGTGGACTCAATAAGTCTTGGTTTGGTGTCCATTATATCTTTAATATATGTGTCACCATACTCCCATTTATCATAAGTATAAGGAGACTTAACTGCACAGTGCCAACGGGCATGTGGGTTCTTATCCTCATTATCTTTTACTTGATACGTCTTAAGCACTCTCCATTCAAAGTACATACCGTTACTAGGATTGTCTACTCTGTATGTTGCGTACGCATTTTCTGGTTTGGTTGATTTACCAAATAGATTTTTATTTGCCATTTAAAGCCTCCGATAAGTTAAAGTCAAAGTTTTTGGGATTACAAGTTGCATCATATATTTGCTTCTTGTTAGTTACTGGTTGATATGCTCCCTTATGGGTAGGTACAAGCGAGTAAACAGCTTTAATACCAGAATCCATAGTAGAAGCACAAGCAATGCAGTAATCAGTGAAGAATTTTGCCACAGTCTTTCTTTTGATTGGGACATCATCCCCACATTGTTTACATTCATAAAACATACGTTCCTTCCTTATTTTATGTGAATTTTTATTATTCTTTATAATAACAAAAAGCCCCACCTTGTGCAAACAAGGCAGGGCTGGAGGTATTAGTTGTGAATAAGATTAAGATTACAGCTGGTCTCTGTTAACAGAACCTTTTGATAAATGTGAATCTCTACATTTTTCTATGGCATGTAAAAATCTATTAGAATCAAATCTTGGATTATCTGTTTTAAAAAATCCAGTTAACAAAGTTACATCTGCATCAGAGATGTTGGAGTTGCCAATTATCTTGGCAATCTCCTCATAGTGTTTACGTGTGAATTTAGACATATGAGTCACCTAATATAAAGGTATCCATATCATCAGGCACACCATATTTACTAGCCACTTCCTGGTAGTTGTTAGCCATCTTTTGTGCTTTTTCTAAAAAGTCAATGGCTTCATAATGTGAACCAACAACGACAATAGGTATGCCGTTGAAAGTGTCAGGCAATGTGCCATCGCCGTGAACGTAGCGTTTTTTTGCCCAAATGACATATTTGCCATCATAGTCACGTTTACGAATATCGAACTTGTTAGTATCAAAAGTACTCATTTAATCTCTCCTATTTTCTATATATTTATTCTGTTCTTCTTTAGATAAACTTGTCATTGGTACATATTCAACTTTATTCTCTAACAATTTCATATTATATTCATCAATGACACTAGTGTAATGATTAATAATATTATAACTTTCGACTGGTTTTTGGCTATTTATGTCAACCAAAACGTAGTCAGTATCGTACAGTTCCATGATTTCTCCTATGTTTTTAAAGTACAATATATAAGAAGGTTGCTATGCAACCTCCCACGAAAGCCACTGACATCATCAGGGCTATAAGCCAATCATTCATGACTTAATTCTCCATCAAAACCAGAGTACAAAATTTTTGCTTTGAGCATATCTTTTGCAATATCTGAAGTTAAAAACTCATACTGCCTTTGAGCTTCCATAGGTTTATCTGTGGTAAACTCGTGAGCTTGTGGACTAGAGCCTGACGTATAAATAATACGATAAACTCTAACAGCGTTTGGTTCTTTTGTCATCATGCATCTCCTGAATGTGAATACGAAATAAATTTTTAAATACTTTTCTATAAATCTTGAGACCTTTCTCGGCAGTCTCACGAGTTTTATAACGAGTCAAAGTAACGAAGTCATCAACTTCGTCACAATGATATTGAACAACGAATTGTACTTGCATTATACTTTCTCCTCGTTTTTAAGTTTTGATTTATTGATGTCGTTATATGCAAAAGTTTCAGCATCAGCAATTATAGTCTTAAGTTTGTCAAGACTTGTATAAATGCGTTTATGCATTTTCTCAAGCAATTCAACTTCAGCCATTGGAAGAGGCTGATTGTTTTCAGCCTTCTCACGAACAGTAAGAAGAACTTCGTTCAAGATGTTGAGTTCATATCTACGAAGTCTGTCCATCTCAACATTTGTTCCCCCAATAATTTGTTGGAATGCTGTAAACAATGCGTATTCCCAAGTCTCATTTGAAATAGCTTTTGACATTATTTTCTCCTCGTTAAAGTTAATTTTTGACTTTCTTTATAATACCAATAACAAGGGAGTTGTGCAAACAGATATGGTGGCGACCACCTTTCGAAAAAAAATATGTGAATATCTAAACCTCTGGCTTTTGAACTGCCGACGGCTGATAGTAGTGTCACTAAACACATAATGATAGAAGTACCCGAAGGGTTCTATGATAGAAATTTTTGTCAAAAAATTTCAAAAATTTTAGACAAAAAAAAGCCCAAGACTAAATTAATAATCTTGGGCTTTGGAAGAAAGTTTTTAGGCTCGTTTTTTTAATAACTCTTGTTTCTGTAATCTTTCAAGTCTTTCAGATTCCTTTGCAGATTCCTCAGCTTGTAGGGAATCAGCTTTTTTAGTTTGATAAACTTTTACAAATGTTTCTATCGCATCAAAACAATGTTTCATTTTTACATTATGATTCTCTGGAATAGTAAAAATATCAGTGTCGCCAGATTCCATCCTAGAGGTCATAAATTGGAAAGCATCTTTTATACCAGACCATTTCAAACCCCCGTCTGGCATTGTAAAAACGTAACCAACTTCTGTTTTATCTCTGGTATTAGCAACCACCTTAATTCCAGTACCATCTTCATTTAATTCTTTACCCTCAAAATGAATACCGAAAGCATCTCGCATTTCTCGAACTGTGCAAAGTAAATGGTCTTCGTGGTTTTTTACAGGCTTTCCCTTAACCATAGTTTTAGGAAAAGTTTTAATTGGACTATTAAAAACATCTTGAACAAGACCATGTTTTAAAACCCCTTTTTTATCAAAAGCATTTTTTGTTTCAACTAAATCTTGTCTAGTCTCATTCCTATAACCGATTATAAAACCAGTATTTGCACCACAAATTAAAAGGGCAAACTTGACCGCATCTGATACATGAGAATTTAATTTATTAACCTCGGCATTATCTGCGACCAGCTCACCTTTGGCATTTTCAATTTGAGGAACAAAAGTCTTAATTAAATCTCTCAAATGATTTTTGCCTTGGTCTAATGTAGGTAACGAATCCTCGGTATTTTCATTATTCATGCTGAAAATTATCCAATTAGCAACCTCAATAGCTAACTTTGAAACAAGTTTAACTTGGGCTTTTTCCCCCTCATACAAGGGCTTTAAAACGCCAACAATCCTATTATTAACAACTTCCATAGAAGTTAAAGAAGAAGAGGAAAGAACAGATTTTTTAAAATCAATATTTAAGTTTGTCATAATTATATTCCTTTCAAGAATATTAAGTTAAATCAGAATTTCGACAACCGAAACTCTTAATTAAATATACGAAATTTATATATATTGTGCAAACAATAATATAAATATAACTAGCTGATTTTATTAGATTTATTCTCACGACATCGAGAAATTATTTCTAATAAAAACAATGACTTACACAGTAAAAACTATCATGTTGTAATTTTACAACAACTACTATCAAAAATTTTCGCCTACATAACTATCATAGCTAATCTCTTACTATCATTCTTGTACTATCACCTGTGATATTTTTGCAACAAATACTGTAGCATTATTGCAACAGGTACGATATAGTTTAATATTATGCACAAATTGCATATGCCTGCCTAGTCCTATAATCTTTTTATACATAGCAGGTTTAAAAAATCTGCTCCTGCTAACCGAAAAAAAATCTTTGTCGCTGTACAAGGCTATAAATGGCATTATTCCAGGTAATACGTTGATTTTATTACATAAAATTTATGTGACATATTGCCATACGCATGACCCAGGGGGGGTCTGCACGTACACGTGTACAGCAATTACCCGAGATTGGGTAAATAGTTTCATATACCAGACGGTGGCTACTTACTTTAGATACAAAAAAAGCCCCTTATCGGGGCTAATGTAGTAAAATCAAGGGTTTAATCTCTTATACCAGAGCTATCTACGTGCTCTTTTCTTTTTTGTTTTCGTGGAATTACTCTTTTCTTGTTCATCTTCACGTAACTTTTGCATGAGAGCAAATGCATCACTATCGGGTTGCGGCTTTTTAGGAATTTTTTTGACAATGTATTCTCCTTTTTGGTATTTTAAAGGAGATTTGTACTCTTTTGAAAAGTACCTTTTAGGTATATTTGTAGTTTTTCTAAATATCTCGACCATAATCTCTAAGGGGGTCACCTAGGACACAAAAAAAGCTTCCGAAGAAGCTTATAATGTTAACCTGAAAAAGAAAAAAAGGGGAAAAAAAGAAAAACATGGATTTTATACCAATTTTTCGGGACCTTGTCAACCCCCTAAATAAAAATAAATTTTCATTGACACTAATTTATGTACAATTTCATCATTATGTGGTATAATATGTATATTATGACTGTAAAACCACAATTCGGTTCTTTATTAGAGCAAGTCTGTTATGAATATGAGAAATATGGCAGATTCAAAACGCATATACCAAGCCACCACGTAATTTACATACGTGCGGCTTTAAAAGGACGTACTGGGAGAGACTTCAGCGTTGAGGAAATAGAGAAGGCATTGGTAGCGGAGGGTATGTCACAGTATGTGTAGAGAGTAATCTCTATTATCACAGAGCAGCTTGATACTGTACTTATTCCTGCGGGGTTCGATGCAGTTACTCAAGTTTAGGGCGAGATTACACCAATGTCGGTCTCGCCCCTTACTTTTAAGGATTACTATGTTTGAAACACTTGTCCTAGTTTGTTTATCAGTAAATCCAAATGTATGTCATGGGCTACAAGATTTAAATGGACCATATAAGACTGAAAAAGAATGTGTAGCTAGAGCATATGAAATAGCTAAGGATTTACCAACACATATGCCTGATTATTTACCAATGAAATATAAATGTGCAAATGTATCAGATAAAAGAATAGATAAAAGTATATAATGAAAGGATATACCATAAAAGGAGGGCATAAGCGACCAACTAAGTCTGGTGCTGGTATGACCAAAAAAGGTGTGGCTAAGTATCGAAGAGATAACCCTGGCAGTAAATTAAAGACTGCCGTCACAGGTAAAGTAAAACCAGGAAGTAAAGCAGCTAAAAGAAGAAAGTCATTTTGTGCTAGAAGTGCAGGACAGATGAAGAAGTTTCCAAAAGCAGCTAAGAATCCTAATAGTCGTTTAAGACAGGCAAGGAGAAGATGGAAGTGTTAATAGAATTAAATTTTAGATTATTTAAATTTTTTAATAATATAAGCACTAACTTTTATATGAGATATGTAAGATTATTACGTAAATCTCAGAGGAGAACATAATGCTCGGGGCATTAATTGGACCATTAGCCAGTTTAGCTGGGACTTGGTTTGAAAACAAAGTCGAGAAAACAAAAGCAGAAGGACAAGCTAAAGTTGCAGAGGCTAAAGCTCGTGCTACTGTTGCAGAAAAAGTTGCAGCAGGTGAGGTTGCATGGGAAGGTAAGATGGCGGATGCTACAGTAGATTCTTGGAAAGATGAATTTGCACTAGTAGTTTTATTGGCTCCTGCTATTTTAGTATTCATACCTGGGATGAAAGAATATGTTAAAGAAGGATTTGATATATTGGCAACTTTGCCAGAGTGGTATCAGTACCTCTTATATATTGCAATTAGTGCGAGTTTTGGAATCAAGGGAGTTGGACAAGCTGCAAAGATGTTCAAAAAGAAGTAAATGAATTTAGTTAAGTTACAAGATGAGATAGCAAATGACGAAGGAGTCGTTTATGAATTGTATCGGTGCTCACTAGGGCATTTGACGGGAGGTATTGGACACCTCATTACAGAATGGGACGAAGAATACTATGGTATGCCCATAGGGACAAAAGTGTCGCATGAACAAGTTGATGCCTGGTTTGCTGTAGATATAAATAGAACATTGCAGGATTGTGAGCAGATATTTCCAGACTTTAATGCCTTACCCGAAGAGGCACAACTAGTAATTGCCAATATGTGTTTTCAATTAGGCAGACCAAGATTAAGTAATTTTAAAAAGTTTATTGCTGCTGTAAATGACAGAGATTGGGATAAGGCAGCTGATGAGATGGAAGATTCCAGGTGGTACAAACAGACCACAGCAAGAGCTGACAGATTAATAGCTCGTATTATTACATTAGGAGTACCAGCATAATGGAACGAATTACAAATAGAGATTTAAGAAAGGCTGCAGAAAGAAAGTCTATGACAGAATCACGACAAGCTGTAAGCAGAATAGGTAAAGATGATAAAATAGATACAAGTAAAATGACCATGCGTCCAGATACGGCTAAAAAAGATTTAGCTGCCGCATATAGACTTAGAATGGGCTTACCTGAATCAATGTCAGATGATGAAGTTATTAAAAGATTTCAAAATCAAGGAGTGCCTAAAAATAAAATGGGAGCTGCTAAACTTCCTAAGAAATCCATTATGGAACTACCAACTAATGTGCCAAGATTAATGAGAGGTGCTTTACTTGGAGACCTTGATAAAGATGGCAAGATGTCTGGGTACGAAACAGCTAGACAAAAAGCTATTGAAAAAAGTATGAAAGAACAGAAAACTAAGAAAGCTAAAAGTGGTTTAGCAGTAGGTATAACAAAGATTAAGAGTAAATGAAGAAAAAACATATCATGGAACTACCAACTAATGTGCCTAGATTAAAAAAAGGAGCAGGCATGATTGAATTACCTGATGGAGGTAAATATTTTCCTGGTGGCGAGAGAATGAGCGAGTTTGCTCCTGATATAGGAAAAAGAGGAGTTAAATTAAGTCGTTTAAAAGGTAAATTATTAGATAGCTTTGATATGCCTACAACAGTTATAAAGCCAACAGAAGAACAATCTAAAATGCCAATTAAAGAATTTATGTTACCAAAAGACAGATATCAAAAAGATTTAAAAAAATTTAGAAAAGCAAAAAAAGATTCATTCTTAGGACTTGGGCTTGGTATTAAAGAGAAACATCCCGAGAACATAGATAAAAAGACCCCATACAAAAGTATGGATTTGCTTGGAAAGCAAAAGAAGAAGAAAATAGCAATATAAGGAGAAACTAATGCCAAAACACGCTATGAAAACTAAAGGTGCTGCCACTGGTGGTAAAAAG